CCGGTCGGGGCTACTCCGCACGCATCTGGCGCGCGCTGGATACTGAATAGTGGCGGGGGTGAACTACCTCCAGGCCCCCGCCTGCCCGACCCCGTGGACAAGCGGCTAAGTCACCTGCCCTTCAAGCAGGCCATCATCGGTTCGAATCCGATCGGGGCCACTGGTACCCTGGAGGTACTTCGACGCGGAGTGGAGCAGTTCGGTAGCTCGCTGGGCTCATAACCCAGAGGCCGCAGGTTCAAATCCTGCCTCCGCCACCAATCCCCGGTAGCTCAATTTGGCAGAGCAACTGGCCGTTAACCAGCGCGTTCTAGGTTCGAGTCCTGGTCGGGGAGCGCAATTCACATGGTCCTGTAGGGGAGCTGGCCGTCCCCGTCGCCCCGTCAAGGCGAAGACCACGGGTTCGAATCCCGTTAGGACCGCTTAACCGCCCTGGCGCCAGTGCCTGACCCGGTACCTGCGGGTATTGGTCTCGGATTGGGAGAGACGCCACAGCGTCCACCATTCGCCGATGCGCAGGCAGACGAAGCCACCGGCGATGACGCCGGCCAGGAAGTAGACCACGGTGATTACGGTACAGATTCATCTTGACCTGTGTCAAAGATGGCCGTCTGCGCGCAGCTCCCGGAGCAGGTACAGGACGCCGAGCATGTCCAGCAGCTCCGCGAGGTCGGCGGGCTTGGCTTCAGCTCTGACCACGCAGCAGGCTACCCGGATGGCTGCTTCCTTCATCAGTGGTGCGGGAAGGTCCGGACAGCAGCTCTGCTCGCGGCGGAGCAGAATCTCATCGACTTCCGCGAGCTGGACGACATAGCAGTGCTGGCCGATGCGCCGGGCGGATTTGAACTGGCCCGCCTGGACCATCAGGTGGACGGCCTGGCGGCTGAGGTTCAGCAGCTTGGCCGCGTCGGGCACGGTCAGCCAGCCGGGCAGCTCGGGAACTTCCATGTCGCCGTGTGGCATGCACAGAGTTTACTTAGGTCAAGGGCGCTTAGCTCAGTCCGGAAGAGCGCTGGCCCGACAAGCCAGAGGCCGCAGGTTCGAACCCTGCATCGCCCACGCAGTACCACGCGCCAGTAGCCCAACGGATAGAGCGCTTGACTACGGATCAGGAGGATGGGGGTTCGAGTCCCTCCTGGCGCACTCACGGTCTTTCAGGCGGACATAGCCTGCGGCCGGAACGATGAAGCCAGGCGGCGGAGTCACCGCCTGCGCACACAGGCATTCATCACCCTGGCTGTTCACGTACAGCACGTGCGGGCCGCCGCAGATGGCGGCCGGGCAGTCATCCTCCGCGCACCAGTACTCCACGGTGCCGGAGTCTAGGGCGTTTAGCTCAGCGGAAGAGCGGCGGGTCCACACCCCGTGACATTTGCGCAGGTTCGAACCCTGCATCGCCCACCGGGTCGCGACCCATATGGCTGAGGGAGCAGTTTGTGAAGCTGTTACTGACGGGTTCGAATCCCGTGCGACCCTCCACGGCGGAATGACCGGAGATGGCATCGAGCCCTGCTTCCGCCACCTAGCGCTCGTAGCCCAGCAGGACAGAGCACTTGGTTCCGAACCAAGAGGTCGGGGGTTCGAGTCCCTCCGAGCGCACGGGCGTCTGCGTGAAATGGCTAGCGACCCGCCTGCAAAGCGGGATACATGCCGGTTCGACTCCGGTGACGCCTTCCAGAGGCCCGGTAGCTCAGTGGATAGAGCGTGCGGTTCCTAACCGTCCGGCCGGGGGTTCGAGTCCCTCTCGGGCCGCTATGATGTTCGCGCTGTGGTCTTGAAGGCTTGACTCTGGTCAAGCGAACTACTAGACTCACGTCAAGCAACCGGATCAAAGGGCAGGGCGAGGCAGATGACGAGCATCGAGCAGATGGTCTTCACCCGGACGCACCGGGTGTCGCTGGATAGCGCGCGGTTCGGCCATGGCGCCGATGCGGGCGCCACGCAGGTCCGCCAGCTCGACGCGGTGCTGATGAGCGCGGGCTTCAAGCTGTCGACGGACCTGGTGCGCGCGATGAGCGCGCTCGACCCCTCGTACGTCATCGACAAGGCTGTCGAGGTCATTGCCTGGGCGCGCGAGCTGGCGGGCGCGCATGTGCGGCACAACCCGTACTTCATCGACTTCCCGCGCAACGTGCCGGACACGCTGGAGTTCTGGGCCGGGTGCCTGCGGGACGCGGTGCTGGTCGGCGCGGGCGTGCGGAGCGGTATCGCGGTTTCGCTCAGCGGCCGGGCGCAGTTCTTCGTCGACCTGCTCAGCCTGCCGGCCTACGGCCGGTACCAGCACACCTATGCGGAGATGCTGGAGCATCACGCTGAGCTGGAGCCGCTGCTGTCCGACCGGATGACGCTGGTTCACCTGGGCGGCTCGGCTGCCGACGAGGCCGCCGTGCTGTACTCGGAGCTGGCTGGCTCGGCTGTGCCCCTGTCGGGCACGGAGCTGGACATGCTGCGGGTGCTGGCTGAGGCGTGTATCGGCATGCCGGCGCGGCCGGACATCAAGGTCCGGGAGAACCGTGCCGTGATCAACGCCGTCCGGGTCCGGGCTGGCGTGGAGCCAGAGGTCACGGTCGTGACCGACGTGCTCCGGCTGGCGGCTGAGCTGTGCGGTACCGACGTCACGCTGACCACCCCGCCGAAGGTCATCTCGCTGCCGCGCGTGCAGCGCGGGGCGCTCATGCGGGCGCTCCAGGCTGTAGCGAACGAGCACGGCCTCGGTGACGTTATGCAGCGCCCGGAGCCGTGGAAGCGGCTCGGCGAGCGCGTGCACCCGCACGAGTTCGGGCAGTACCCGGCGGCGCAGCTCGTGTTCGCTGCCGCGCGTGGCGAGTACCCGGCGCGGAGTCTGGCCAGTCATGTGGAGGGCGCGTTCCGCAGCGGCAACACGCTGGCTGCCGCCCGCTGGATGCCTCCGGGCATGCTGTGGCGGAGTGCTGACCGCGTGCTGCGCTCGGTCAGCCCGTCCGACGTCACCAGCCTGATGCGCTACTTCGAGGCGACAGCGCCGGATGTGGCCGGACGGGTCCTGCTGGGCACGCGCCAGCACCTGATGAACCGGGTCCGTCCGTCCGCGATCTCTCGCGTCTTCGCCAACCGGCGGGGCCGGGCCTGGGTCGCTGCCGACTCGCGGGCTCCGCTGGACGAGGGCCTGGTGCGCGAGCTGAACGGCATCATCGACGCGGAAGTCCTGCGCCGGGTGCCGGAGGCGGACCTCCTGGTCATCGACCCTGCCATCCTGGGTGCCGCGCTGCCGCTCAGCAACAAGGCGACTGCCGAGGGGCTGGGCGTGTGGCCGCGCGGCTCGGTCATCCCGCTGGGTGAGGGCGACACGCTCCGGTTCTTCACGTACTGGAAGCAGCGTTCCGAGCGGACGGACTTCGACCTGTCGGCGCTGTTCACCGACGAGCAGTTCGGCAGTGCGGAGCACGTCAGCTACACGCGGCTGCACGGCGGGTTCGCCGTGCACTCGGGCGACATTGTGGAGGCGGCGGACGGCGCTACGGAGTTCATCGACGTGAGCCTGGGCGGGTTCGGCCGTGGCTACATCGTCCCGCAGGTGTACGTGTTTGCCGGTGAGGGGTTCAGCAAGGTCGAGGAGAACTTCTTCGGCTTCATGACCCGGTTCGGTGAGCAGCGCGGGGCGCCGTTCGAGGCCCGGACGGTGCGGATGAAGTCCGTGCTGGACGGCGACGGTCGGACGGCGATGCCGCTGGCGTTCTACCGTGGCGAGGATGGCAAGGTGTACGCCAAGTGGCTGCACCTGTACCTGAAGGGCCAGATGGCGGGGCTCGGCGGGTACCGGATCGAGGAGAACAAGGTCACGACCCAGCTCCTGGCCCGGTCTATCATGCAGTACGATTACCTGCGCGTTGCCTATATCGCCGAGGCGATGAAGCGGCGTGCGGGCCAGGTGCTCGATGTCAAGGACGCCCTGACGGCTCACGAGGGCCAGAAGGTGACGTTCCTCGGGATCGAGCAGACCGACAACGTGCTGGCCGGCGCGGACGTGGTGTCGCTCGCGAGCCTCGCCCGCCTGGTCCCGGCGTAATATAGACCGTGAGGCCATGGGTGCGCTTCCTTCTAATCTTCTGAGAAAAGAGCCATAGCTCACCCGCTTTCCTCACCCGAGACAACTGAATCCGGCGGCCATGGGTGCGCTTCCTTCCCTAGCCAACAAACCGGTGCGCGCAGGTTCGAGTCCTGCCCTCCGTTCGCGGAGGTAGCTCAGCGGCAGAGCGCCGGTCTCATAGACATAGCCCGCCCGCTCTCCGCCGTCATATGTTCGAGGCCCTGCGGCCATCGGAGCGCTTCCTTCTAGCTGCCTCACAGGCAGCGGTATACGGAACCGCTATTAGCTCTCCGGCTACCCGCAGGGCCTCGCCGATTCTCCGGGCATGGCTCACCTGAACAGCTCCTGGGTACAGTTCCTGGGCGACGTCGGCAACAAGCCCGGCGCGCAGCAGGGCGATGTCGTCGTCGAGCTGGCTGCTCCGGTGAACGGCCTGTCGAGTGTCACCTGCCCGAGCGCTGACCTGAACGTGGCGGTTGAGGCGGGGCAGTTCATCGCCGTGCACGTCATGCTGAAAGACGGCCGGCGCCTGTTCGTCCCGGCCGGGAACATCGCGGGCATCATCGACGCCCCGGTCAAGACCGAGGCGGAGCCCAGGGCCACGGCCAGCCCCCGCGCCAGGAAGTAGACGATTCCACCAGGCGTGACGACACCTGGCGGCGGACAAGGCTCGTACAGCCCGAATGTGCAGCCGCCTGGCGGCATGGGTGTCACCAGCCAGGGGTTCGGCCAGGAGGGTTATGTCCTCGCTGACGAGCAGGTCCAGCCCCGGCCGCCGGATGAGGCACAGAACTTCGCGGTCGGCGTCCCGTACTTCCTGCCGTTCGCCACCCCGTACCGGGATTCCTGGGAAGTCTTTCGTGACGACCCCATCTCGATCCGCCAGCTTGTCACCATGCGCCGCCGGGACGGCCAGGCCCGCGCGCTGTACCGGCTGCTGACTAAGCCGCTGCTGGCCGCCATGAAGAATGCCGACGTGGTGCCGGTCGACGGCCAGGAAGGCGGCACCGAGGAAGCGCAGTTCTGCAAGGACCTGCTGTTCGCGCCCCGGTCCCAGGGTGGCATGACGCATTCGTTCGACCGGTTCATCAAGCAGATGCTGCTGGCGCTGTTCAACGGGTTCAGCGCCTGGGAGATGGTCTACTGGGTCCCGAAAACCGGGCCTAACAAGGGCAAGATCACTTTGCGGAAGATGGACTGGCGTCCATCGGAGACGCTGACGTTCCTGCTTGATGGCCAGGGCGAGTTCAACGGGTTCCGCCAGAGGACCTTTTTCCAGGGCCGGACCATCGACGTCAAGATTCCGAAAGAGACAGCGCTTTATTACGCTCACGAGGAAGCGGAGCGTCCCTTTTACGGCGTGAGCATGTTCGAAAGTGCCTTTTACCACTATGACAAGAAGGAGAAGCTCTACTACATCGCGCACCTCGCAGCCCAGCGGGCTGCCGTGGGACTGCGGGTCGGCACGATGGTCCCGAATGCGGCTGCGGCGGACAAGAACAACTTCGTCAAGGCGCTGGCGCAGCTCGGGCTGGCTCAGTACATCGCGCTGCCCTCGGCGGACTGGACGGTGCAGACCCTCAATGAGGCCGCTGCGCGGTTTGACTTCCTCGGGCTCATCAATCATCACAATTCGCAGATGAGCAAGAGCGTGCTCGCGCAGTGGTTCGACAATGAGCAGGGCGGCGGCCAGGGTGACAGCACTCTTGTTGATTTCGGCAAGCAGGATGACGTGACGTTCTTCCTGATGCTGGAGGGCATCCTGGAGGAAATGGCCCAGGTCATCAACGAGCACATATTCCCCAAGTTCGTTGACTGGAATTTCGGCAGCGAGAAGTACCCGGTCTTCAAGTGGGGTCCGCTCACCGAGGAAGCCAAGGCCGCTATCCAGGACACCTTCGACAAGCTCGCCGCCGCTGGCCAGCAGGCGAATGTCACGCCGGAGTTCATGCTGGACCTGGAGTCCCGGCTGGCCCAGGACTTCGGATTCGATATCGATTACGACAAAATCAAGAAGGAACGCGAGAAGCAGCAGAAGCTCATGGCTCAGCAGATGCAGCAGCAAATGCAGATGCAGCAGCCTCCGGGTGCCGGGCAGAACGCGGGGCAGACGGGCACCTCGCTCGCGCCGCCGCCGTTCCCGCCGCGCGGGCTCCTGCCTCCCGGTAACGGCGGCCCGCCGGGCGGCCCCTCGGGCGGCAGCGCGGTCGGCTCCAGCACCCGGGGCAACGGGCTGGGCGGATGAGCGCCGGGGAAGCGCTGGCCGCGCTCGCCCGGGACCTGGTGGAGGAGATTGCCGCCGGGCGGGCCATCGAGCTGGCCGCCCAGCAGCAGGCCCGGTCCCGGCCCGAGTTCCAGCGCCCGGACGCGGACGCGCTGCCGTTCGCCTGGCGGCCCAAGCAGGCCGCTGCCGCCGTGCATCCCGTTCTCGGCCAGCACCTGATGCGGCTGCCCGGCGATACCATCTCCTGCCATGCCTACCGGCATCTCGGCGTGCAGCCTCCGCAGGCCGCGCCGCCACCGGGACGATTCGCCCAGGGTGCCAGCAATAACGCAGGAAGCACCGGACGCGGACGTCCTGGCGGGGCTCGTAGAGCGGCTAAGTTACCGCGAGGGCTGGGAATTCCTCCTGGTCAACGAGATGGACCGGGGGCAGGGCTCGAAGGGCACTACTCTGGTCATCACCGTGACCACGCCGGACAGCTATCAGCCGGATCGCCTCACTTCGGTCAGCCACTACATGCTCGTCCCGCCCGCCAGTTACAACGAGCGGTCCTGGCGCAAGTGGCTGTTCGACCAGGTTGGCCTGGTAGAGCAGCATGAGCGCATGGAGTTCTTCCGCATCGACGGCAGGCCGGCCTACCCGCCTGCACACGGGCCGGGCAACGACCCGTACCTGCTGCTTGACTACGGGACGGCAGAGGACGCGGAGACCAGCTTCCGGGGTATCCGGGCAGAGGGTTCGCAGCCGCACCTGAGACAGCCTGCCGGTGGCGGAGACTGAGACCGGGCGCCAGCTCGGCGTCGCGGTACGTGAGGCGCTCGCCCCGGCGGCTGGCTACCTGGCCCTGGTCACGCTGAACAACCCGGCCGGGAGCGCGGATGAGCTGCTCCGCCGCCCGGACACCAGTGCCGTGCTCGCCGACGCGCTGGGTGCCGCCCGGGATGCCGCCATCGCCGTCGTCCAGCAGGAGTGGTTCGCGGCCGGGGCGGCTCCGGACAGCCTCTACCAGCACCTGCTGTCGGACGTCAGCCGGACGTTTGACGCCCTGTCTCACCTGCGCGGCCTGGTCCGGCACGCGCATGCTTCGGTACCGCTCCGCTGGTTCGTGCCGGGAGCGAGCACGCCAGGCGCGAACCCGGCGATGGAAGCCGCCGCCGAGCGCTCTGCCGCTGTCCGGGACGCCATCCTCGGATGGGCACGCCAGGCTGCGCTCCGCACCCGGATGACGGTCAGCATGGCCGAGGGGGCCGGGCTGGCCCATGCCGCGCTCGCGGACGCGATGGCACGCGAGGCCGCCGGGGAGCGCCTGGAGAAGCGATGGCGGGCGCAGCGCGGCTGCTGCATGTGGTGCCGCCGGCTCGACGGCATTACTATCGGCCTGCACGAGAGTTTTGCCCCGTACCTGGGCGGCCCGGTGGCCGTTCCCGTGGCTCAGGCCCGGCGCGTGGCGACGCCTGCCGGGGAGCGCAGATTCGGGTTGCCGAAGGGTGCGCCTCTCATATACACCCACCCCCCGCGCCTATATCATGAGGAGCTGCAAGGGCCTCTGCTTCATCCGTTCTGCCGGTGCCGGCTGGAGATCACCCGAGCTGGGGGGCCAGCTACTTCAGCGGGAGGCAAGCATGGCGGTGCGGGACAGCCAGGCCACGAGGGGTTCCTGACAGCGGCAGCTATCCGTGCGATACCGGAGGACCAGTACCAGGCGCAGCTTGCTTTCATGCAGGCTGCTGTCCACGAGCTGGGCGCCGTGCTGAGGAAGATGTCCGAGGGCCGCAGGGCCTGACGACCAATGACCGGGGGATCGATGTTTTACCTGACAACGGTGCAAGGTGGCTGACCAGACACGCCGGTACTTCGCTGACAGCACCGTCTCGTACGCACTAGCCGCAATTGCGCTTGTTGACTATGCACGGTCGCATCCTGGCGAGGATTTCGCCTTCGGGCCGCTCAGCGCGCAGCAGATGACCGAGCACGGGCTGACCCTCTCCGGCCGGGACCTGGAGGGCGCGGCGGAGGTGCTGGCGGGGATCGAGGGCCTGACCGAGTACCGGCCGGACGAGGACCGCAACGGGGACAAGGCTGGCAGCCTGGCCCGATTAGCCCTGCGTGACGGGCTGGACGGTACGCGAGGACGTCCTGGAGCTTGCCCCGGTACGCGGCTACGTCCGCGAGGAGCGCGGGCGCCCCGAGCAGGTCCGGCCGTACCAGCGCGCGTGGTGGATTCCGCATCCGGACTGGGAAGCCGGGCAGCAGCGCTGGGTGGCCGCCGGTGAAGCCGCCTACAAGCAGCGCGGAGCGGCGGCCCGAGCCAAGGACAAAGCCAGTGATGCCGCTGAAGCCGGGCGCCTTGGCGAGCCCGGCCGGGAGCCGCACGGGTACGAGCCGCCGGACCCGGCCCGCCTGGTCAACGAGAAGGCCAGGGCGCACAAGAGCCCTGGTGACCACCCGTTCTTCCAGCGCAACCCGGTGTCCGCGAAGAACATCATCGCCGCCTATGACGGGGCGACCCCGGCCGAGCGGCATCAGGGCATGCGCTGGTACGCCGACGCGCACCGGCTGGCGTGGGCGCTCGGGGGCGGAGACGCGGAGCTGGGGGCCAAGGTGCTGTCGGCTTACTCGCCCAGGACCGGCTGGCCGCTCAATATGTTCAACGCGGCGCGCTCGCTGGCGGAGGGCCGGGCGCTGGGGCCTGGTGAGGGCGTCATCATGGGCCAGGCGCAGAAGACGGCTCAGGCCGCGATTGACGGCGGCGACATCGACTCCGTGCTGCCCGCGCCGAAGACCAACGCCTTCGCGCGGCTGATGACGCTCGGCGAGGACCATCCGGAGGACCGGCTCGGCTCGGTGGTCGTCGACCGGCATGCGCTGTCGGTCGCGGCCGGGCGCCGGCTGACGAAGGCTGACACCGAGGGCAAGGGCGAGTTCGGCAGCCCCATCGGCAAGGAGCCGTTCTACAGCCATGTCGCCGATGAGTACCGCAAGGCCGCGCTGGAGCTGTCCCAGCGTGAGGGTGCGGAGATTGCCCCGCATCAGGTGCAGGCCATCACCTGGCTGCGCCAGCAGCGAGTGAACTCCGCGCAGGAGCTGGCCGAGGGCCGGTCAGGCGCCAAGGGGTTGCAGACGTCGATGCGCAACCACTGGGAGCAATGGCAGAGCTGGGCACAGGCGCACGGCATCCGCACCGAGCTGGGCACCACGGCGGTCGGTCCCGTGCCCATCACCGAGGCAGAGGCCAGAGGCAACAGCAGGCCGCTGGACGCGGCTGAGTGGCATCAGGTCGCCTCGCGCGGCCGGGACCTGATGCACGCCATGGAGGGCGACCGCTCGGCGCCGCAGGGCCTGGTCTCGAACTGGGACTCGGTGCGGGAGAGCGCCTGGCAGGAGGTGCAGCAGTCCTGGGGCGGCATGACGGTAGACGCGCACACCGGCGAGGCGCTGCCGCAGGGCGCGGATAAGTTCGCGCTGACGGTCAAGCCGCCGGGCATCGAGACCATCTCCATCCCGGAGGGCGGTACCGAAGCCGAGTTCGACAGGGCCATGGACCAGGCGCTCCAGAGGTTCGGCCCGCTGCTGGAGCAGAGCGGTCACTACCTGGGCATCTTCCATGACGATGAGAACCACCGGATCGACATCGACCCTGTGGTGGTGGTAGACAGCCAGGACGACGCGGAGGCGATTGGCGCGTATACGCACAACATCGGCGGTGCCTACCGGTTCAGCGACGGCAACGGGTACTTCCCGCCGCACATCAAGGGCCAGCAGTGATACACTTGACCTGAGTCAAGGAGAGATGTTGCCAGCGCAGCCGCAGACCAGCTTCGAGGGACCGGGCCAGTGGCGGTCCCAGGCGGAGCGCGCCCGGCGCCCGGAGGGCAACGTCTTCGCTCAGCTCGCGGAGGCGGCCACCATGCTGGCCGACCGGGGCGAGGCTGAGGCGCAGCAGCTCGTGCACCGGGCCGAGGCCGAGCTTCAGGCAGGCCAGAATGACCTGGGCTCGCAGCTCCTGCTGGCCGCCGCGCGGGCCTGCGGCCCTAACTGTCAGGCGTACGCCGCCGGGCTCCGGGCGCTCGCCGAGTGCATCCCGCCTGACCCCCAGGCGCCCGGCGCCAAGCCGCCGCCGGACAAGCCGGAGAACGCTCCCGGCGATGAGGGAATGCCTGCCCTGGACTGACCTCCGATTAGCTGGTCATGGGCGATGACCAGCGCTACATCATCCCGTCTCCGGGAGAGGCCACCTTCGAGCCGGTCACTGAGGTGCCGGTCGAGCTTGCCCGCACCCGCCGGGTGCAGGGGCGACTGTTCGAGAAGCACATCCTGAACAAGGGCGTGCTCCTGCATCCGAAGACGGGTGCGAAGATCACCATCGATGACGCCTTCGTGGCCTCGATGCAGGAGAACTTCGCCCAGGGCTACTGCGACATCGTGCAGGTGCCGCTGGCCAATGACAAGAACGAGCATGTCGAGAACCCCGGCGCCAACATCGGCGAGGTGGTCGGCATCCAGTCGCGCGGCAGCAAGGTGTACGCCCTCATCGATGCCCGGGACGCGGACGCGGCCGGCAAGCTCGGCAAGACCTACCTCGGCGCGAGCGCGTTCCTGAGCACGAATTACACCGACTCCAAGACCAACGCCAAGGTCGGACCCACCCTGCTGCATGTCGCGGTGACCAACCGGCCCTACGTGACGGGCCTGGATGACTACAAGGAAGTCCTGGCAGCTACGGCCGATAACACCGGCGAGGTAGTCGTCCTGTCACCCGCGCCGGAGGAGCCCGCCATGACGAGGGAAGAGCTGATTGCGGCGCTGAAGGCTGACCATGGCATCGACGTCGCGGCGCTCCAGGCCGCTGCCGCAGCGGTGCCGGACAATTCCGGGCTGGCTGCCTCCGTCGTGGATGCCCTGAAGCAGGCGGGTGTCGTGCAGCTCGCCGCCGGGACTGAGGGCCAGGTCTCCCAGCAGGACGTGGTGAACGCCGTCCTGGAGCTGGCCAGCGCGAATAAGGCGCAGGCCGACGACATCGTGCAGCTCAAGCGGCAGGCCGCCGAGCGTGAGGTGGACGCCTTCATCGGCGTGGGCCGGCTGCTGCCGAAGACGCGGGAGGTCGCTGTCGGCATGCTGCTGTCCGGCCGCCGCACCGACCTGGACGCCATCCTGGCCCCCGCCGACAAGCCGTACGTGGCCCTGTCCAAGCAGGAGGGCGTCGCCAAGCCGGATGGCGAGCACCAGCAGGAGACGGACATCGACGCCGAGGTGGCCCGTCTCACGGCTGAGCACAAGCAGTTCTTCTCCCCGAACGGCACGAGCAAGTAGGAGCAGCGTAGATGCCTGCCAACGACTCGGTGGAGTTCGATTACCCGCCTGGTTACACCAAGCCGACTCATGAGTACGGCCAGCCGTTCGGGGATGAGTTCCATGCCGAAGCGGTTGAGGAGCTTCTCCTCAGCACCGCCGGCTTCACCCAGCGCGGTGTCACGCTGGCGGCCGGCCAGGGCGTGCTGCCCACGGGAACGATCATCGCCCGGCATACCGCGTCCGGGAAGTACTTCGCCTACCAGAGCGGCGCCAGCGACGGCAGGCAGATCGCCATCGGCGTGCTGCGGGACTCGCGGGACACCGGCGGCCCCGGCGCGGCCAGCCTGTCTGCGTACAACGCGAACACGAACAACGTCAACCCGGACGGCGTGACGCTGGTCGGCGGCAGCGTCGTGTTCCCGGCCAGCCCGGCGGGCAAGGTCTCCGGCGACGCGCTCGGCAATATGGTGATCCGGGGCATCCTCAACGCCAACATCGTCAGCGGTACCGACACGGCCAGCCTCATTCCGAACACCAACGGCCTCGGCTCGGGCACGACGATGGCGGTCGCGCTGCTCGGCGCCCGGCTCGTACCGTTCGGCGCTCCGGTGTCTGCCAGCGGTCCCGTCCCGTTCCCTGGCGGGCCGATGGACGGCAACCCGGCGGGCGGTCCTACCGGGACGAACGCCTTCATTTTCTAGGATTGAACGGGCCAGGTCTTGCCCGGTCACGGAACCCCCGGATGCCACCGCTCCGGGGGTTTCCTTCTGTCCAGGCCGATTAGGCACGGTAGCCGCGCATGCGGCCAGGCCAGCCAGGTGGCCCTCCGAGAGAGGGCGGCGCAGGCCGGGCTCCTGTTCAGGGGTCGCTGACACAAGCCGGACACAAGCCCGAGGAGTGACACCCGTGCCGGACATCAGCCTCCTGGAGCCCGTGGTCCTCCGAGGCGTCGTGGAGAAGTTCACGACCCCGGAGACCCTCATGCTGCTCAACAGGCTGGACCAGACGCCGTGGCCGTTCCCGTCCGCGACGTGGGACGTCATCAAGGGCTCGCGAGCGGTCGCCCGGCCCAACGTCCCGAACAGTGAAGCGCATATCATCTCTCGCCTGGGCCGGAGCCAGGAGTCGGCCAGCTTCATTTACCTGCGCGAGAAGAAGGTCTTCGAGCCGACCACGCTGCACTGGCTGCGGACGCCGGGTGAAATCGCCAAGATCAACGCCGAGCGTGCCGTGCTCAGGGAGATCAACGACCTGAACATGCGCTTCGACAACTTCGCGGAGTGGAGCTGCTGGCAGGCCCTCGGCGGCGGCATTAACTACAACTACGCGGACATCCAGGCCGTCGTCGACTTCAAGTTCCCGTCCTCGCACTTCGTCACCCCGGCCACCCCGTGGGTGAACAACACCGCGCTGAAGTACTACACGGCGGGCGGCGCCGGCACGGGCTCGCAGAACGACCCGGCCACCCTCGGCCAGGCCAACACCCGGCTGACCGCGCCCGGCGGCACCATCACCTACGCCACGCCGGTCAGCATCCTGGAGGATGTCCGGTCCTGGAAGCGCCTGCTTCAGATTCACGGACGGGTGCCGGCGAAGGAGTGCTTCGCCACCTCGGTCACGATGATGGCGCTGATGGAGGCATGGGTCTCCGCCGTCACCGGCGCCACGGTGTCCATCCCGGCCACCATGCTGTCCGACCGGATGAAGGACGAGTTCTACAGCACGGGCATCATGTCCGGGTTCATGGGCCTGACCTGGACAACCGTGGAGCAGGTTTTCGAGTCAGACCTCGGCAACCTGACCTTCTTCGTGCCAGACGGCCAGATGTACCTCGGCAACTACACGGACCAGCGCCCGGTTGAGCTGTTGATCGGCCCGACCGCAGACGACGAGGCTCCCGAGGGCTTCACCGGGAAGTACGCCAAGACCTGGAAGGAGAAGGACCCGTCCGCGAGGCAGTACCTGCTGGAATGGCACCTGCTGCCCATCGTGACGCGGCCTGAGCAGATGCTCGTGGCGACCGGCATCGTCGGCACCACCGGCGGTGCCAGCGCTCCGGCCGGCTACTGGGCCGGCTCCGTGGGCAACGCGCCTGGCGGCGGTACCATCGACTAGAAGGCGTACACCTGTTCTCAGTCCAGTCAGAACCCCCGGCGGCATACCGGGGGTTCTGTCGTTAGGCTGACTGAGGTTGCGGAGCCTGTTGCCGGCTGACGATTCCCCCGGGCATGGCAGGACTTACCGGCGAGCAGGTCGTGGTCGACGTTGTTGCGGCGTCCGAGCGGCTGGTCCCGAGCACGCAACCTACAACTGAACCAGGGGAAAGATTGGAGGTTGCGCCGGACGCGCCAAGGGAGATTGCAGGTCTGGCCGACGACCAGCCCCCGCAGCACTGCGCGCTGGGGCACGAGACCCCGGCGGGGTTCCGGTTCTGCCCGACCTGCGGGCTGTCCATGGACGCCCGGCCGTTCGTCCCCGGCGAGCCGCAGCGGCCCAAGCCCGAGGCCGAGCTGACGCCGGAGGAGACGACTGAGAGGGACCGCCAGCACGCCGAGGCGCTCGCCGTACTGCGCAAGTTCGAGGCCGAGCCGCCGCAGTACCAGCCGGACACGGGCAGGGGCGTCCTCATTCACTTCATCGAAGACGGGCTGACCGCGTTCGGCCAGGTCTGGTACCGGGGCCAGGAACTCCAGATCAGCCCGGACCACCCGCGCTGGGCCGAGGCCCTGGGGTGGATCACGCAGGACCGGTACCAGCAGATCGAGCGCTACGGCAGGCAGTTCTTCGACTCCGGTCCCTGGCCCGGCCGCCGGTCCTACGCGGACGCGGCGGGCAGCTTCGAGCAGCTCACCGTTACCGACCACCAGGGCAACAAGCTGACGTACGGCGGCCCGTCCGAGGCCGAGCTGCTGGCCGCCGACGAGGCCGAGCAGCGCCGGGGCCGGAGCGTGCCCGCTGCGCCCGCGTTCAGGTGAGCTGATGACCTTCCCCGCAGGGCTGACCGTCATCCAGGTCACCGGGCTGCACATCGAGGGCCTGGACGGTACCCCGCTGTCCGGCGTCATCGTCTTCAGCGCCAGCGGGCCGGTCGTCGACCCGGCCGTCAGCGCCCTGCTGGAGGGCTCGGCGACAGGCGAGGTCACAGACGGTGTGATGGCCCCGGTTACGCTCCCCACGACCGACTGCGTGACCCCCGGGTTCACCTACACCATCACCCAGCGGTTGCAGACGCCGGACGGCGTGGAAGGCTCGCCGCCGCCGGCTGCCGGGGTGGCCATCCCGCACACGCTCGGCGCCACGGTGGACCTGACGGCGCTGCTGTAGCCGATTGCCGGGCGGGGAGCCGTTCGTAAGCCCCGGCGCAGGGTCCGTCAAGGTAGCACCGGGCCGTGGTGGTCGATGCAGTGTCGCCCCAGCGGTCTCGACTCGGAGTTCTAGCGACCCTCCGCCGGATGGCGGTCAGCGGCTCCCCCTCGTAGTAACTCCCGGAAGCTAGGCCCGGGACAAGCGCAGCGGGGTGAGAGCCGTGGGTGCCCCCGGGCTGCTCCAGCCGGGCTTGAAGGCGGCTCGCTGCGTGAGCGGACCTCCCGGGCTGGTGAAGGCAGGTCGGCTCAGTGAGGGAGGGCAGCCTCTCTCCGGCGGTACCGGGCGCGATGCCACTCAGGCGGGTTGCCGGTGGGTACCTGAAGGTTAGACATCTAACTCTAACCTTCAACCTTAACTTTAAGGATGCTGGAGGGAGGGAGGTCCCCTGCCCGGAAACAACTAACGGCTCCGGCGACCTGCGGGAACGGCTCCGTCCCGGGCCGACGATATGCCCGGCATGACGACGGACCCGGCCGCTGCCGCCCCAGGGACGCACGACGAGCACGAGGACCATGGCTGGGACATAGAGATTCCAGATCACCCGCCCCGCCGGGACTCGCCGGAATACGCCGAGAGCCGCCGGAAACTGCATGAGCTGGCCGGCCAGGGCACGTTCTACGGACCTGCCCCGTGCCAGGACCACCACGGCGGCGGGCTGTGGCTGATGGACGCCGGGGGCTGGTTCCTGGTCCGGAACCTGGCGGGCATCGAGTGGTCCGCCCAGTTCTGCGCCGACCCGGCGAAGGTCAACGAGCTGCGCCGGAACGCGCAGCGGCTGTACGCCGCGTTCCCCGAGGCCGTCCGGGTGCTCGGCATCGCGGACCTGCTGAGCACCCCGGTGACGGACGCGGCGGGGGTGGCCCGCTGGACGGACTCGATCTGCAACGCCTCCGTCCCGCTGCCGGCCGGGCTGCATTCCGGCGTGCTGCCCGCCGCTGCCGGGTTCCATCACTACCCGGCGCCGGTGGCCGAGATCGTCACGTTCAAGCGCGCCGACTTCGACCTGTTCGTCACCGACAGCGCGGGTCACCAGGCCGCCGTCGTCCCTAATTCGCCGCCGGGCTCGGGGGATGAGTCGGTGCAGGTGCTGTGGGCCTCGCAGGGCTCGGCGCTGCACGCCGCCCACATGGCCGCCAGGGCGCGCGGGGGAGCCCTCGTCCTTGACCCGGGTCATGAGGTTGCCCGGCTCGCGTTCGCCCGGCAGCGGGCCGCACAGGCCGCCCGGGATACCTTCCCGTACGATGCCGCCAGCCAGGGCAGTGCCGGGGAGGAGAGCGCCTGAGATGGCCTGGCCGGTGCCGACGCTGCCCGAGCTGGCTGAGTACACGGGCCGCCCGGAGACGTCCTACACGTCCTACGCGGTCAGCGCGCTGCTCCAGGCCACCGTCATGTTCACCGCGCTGACCGAGCTGTCGGCCGCCGACTACGCGCCGATGGCGCCGGATGACCAGCAGCTCGCGAACTCGGGCGTCATGGCGATGGCGGACTGGCTGTACCTGCGCTGGCCCTACCAGCAGGTGCTGGCCAGCCCGATGCAGACCGAGACGGTCGGCTCGTACAGTTACAGCAAGCCCATCCAGGAGATGGCCCGGAACGCGCAGGCCATCGAAGTGACCGCCGAGAAGACCGGGGTCGACATGTTCGACCTGGCGGTGCGCCTGCTGGCCCGCCGGACCCGGGCCAACGGCGTGTTCTACGGGCAGGTCACCGGCTTCGAGTGGCATCACCACGAGCGGGACGAGGGCGCCTGGATCAAGTGGGATAAGCGCGAGCAGCGCATGGTCCTGACCGGGCCGGCTGATAGAGATCAGTTCGACCTCCAGTTCTTCGGCATCAACGCGCCGCTCTTCCCCATGGACCCCGGGGTCTAGCCGATTGCAGGTTCAGCGTGACGTCCCGGGATGAGGTTGCCGTGAGCCTGAACCGCCAGGTCGAGCAGGTCCTCCAGGCCGTCCGGAGAATCGAGCAGAAGGTGGATGCCCTCATGACCTCCCAGGCCGACATTGACGCCGCAGCCGCCGCCATCCAGGCCGCCGTCACCGACCTCCAGACGCAGAGCGGGGCCGTGGCCACCGGGGTGGCCGCCATCCAGGCGGAGATTGCCGCGCTGAGCAAGCAGGGCGTTGACACGACCGGGCTGGACGCCGCCGTGGCGCTGCTCGCTCCCGCGCAGCAGGGCATGGACGCCGCCGTGGCTACCGTCACCGCCGTGGTGCCCCCGGCTCCGCCCGGCCCCTGACCGCCCCGTGCTCCCCGCGTATAAGAGAGCATGAGTGATATTTACGCGGAGCTGGCCGCCGCTATCCTCGGCAAGCCGGTTTCTCAGGTCGGCAAGGACGAGCGAGCTGTTGCCAAGCAGGCATACTGGCAGACATACGCGCTGGTAGCCGGGCTGCCGGACAACAAGCCGGTCGCTGAGCTGACGGCCTCGCTGGCCGAGCTGCACCGCGAGGGCGCGCTGGCGGGGGTCAGCGCGGTCATCCAGGCCCGGGTGGCCATGGTGCGCGGTCAGGTGCCGGTGCCCGGGGGTGACCTGGTGACCGCCGCGATGTGGCACCAGGCCGCCGAAGCTGTCCGCCCCAGGCTGGAGCGCCTCGCGCTGGCCGCCGCGATCCTCACCATCGAGCTGGACGCGGAGGCGCTGAGCCGTGGCTGACAACGTGTACGCCAGCATGACCTGGCAGCCTCGCTGGAACGGCGCCGAAGCCGTCGCCGCGCTGACCACCAACGGGGCCGACGTCATGGCCACCGGGTTCTTCGGGGTGCTCCGGTTCCGGATGGATGACGATGCCTCGGTAGCGGCGATCGTCAGGCACGCCCGTGCGTTCGCCGACATGGTGGAGCACGAGAAGCTGGACCGGGACACCGCCTGGATGGCCAGCGCTCCGGCTGATGACCGCAACTCGCTGGATTAGCTGTGCTGCCCGTTCTCCCTCCGCCGCTGGGCCACGGCGAGTGGTTCGTCATCGCGGAGGGCCGCAACGCCGGGCTGTGGCATATGCGGGGCTGGGTCTTGCACGCGCAGTACTGCGGCCCGCAGGGTGACCCGAGGCTGAGCGAGTACCTGGCTCACGGCGTGTGCCCGAGGTGCGCGGCGGTGGTCCTGACGAAGCAGACGGGCGCGCCCGGCGACTGGATTGGCCGGGAGGTCATGGCGCACGAGGACTGGCACCACCGGACGGACTACCCTCACCCGGCTACGCCGTGAGTACGCCGGGTGAGGTGGCCGCGCCGTCGTTCACCCGGGGCCGGGTCTGCTCGCATGACATCCCGGGCCATGCCCGTACGTGCCTGTGCGGGCTGCGCGTCGCTGTAGTTGCCGGGGACTGGCAGCTTGCCCTGTTCGCGTGGACCCGCGAGCCCGGCCGTCTTCAGCCGCGCCTGCCGCTGCGCGTCGAGGACGGCGTGCCGTGACCAAGCGCGTCCTGGTGACCTGCTCGCGGAGCTGGACCGACTGGGAGACCGCCCGCCGGATACTGCGCCGCGTGCACGACCTCGCGCCGGACGCCATCCTGGTCTCCGGCCACGCCCGGGTCGGCGACCAGGACCTGGAGCGCATCTGGCAGGGCCTCGGCGGCGAGGTCGAGCTGCACCCGGTGCTGAGCTGGTACAAGGGCAAGAGGTTCAACAGCCAGGCGGGGTTCGAGCGCAGCGAGAAGATGGCGGACCTGGGTGCCACCGTGTGCCTGGCCTTCATCGGCCCGTGCGAGAAGGACGACTGCATCATGCGCGGCCTGCACGGCTCGCATGGCGCTGAGCACTGCGCGGATTACGCCGAGAAGCGGTGCCGCATCCCCGTGCAGCGGTTCCTGGACCCGATTCTCCGGGCGTGCCCGCCCTCACTCACATAGCCGGACTCCAGGTGCAGGTCGGCTGCCGCCTCCGGCAGCGGTGCGCCTGGTGCGGCTGCGTCCTCGCCGACTACGACCTGTCCCGGCTGGCCGTCCACCCGCCGCCACCGCCCGGTCAGGAGGTGCGCCCCGCGATGTGGGAGCCGCAGGGCCTGGTCCGGGTCGACGGCAATGCCTATTTCGTGGTTGAGCACGAGGACGGCGCGGACCTGCCCGCCGATGCCTGCGCCCAGCTTGATGACGAGGTGACCGTGTGACCACGCCGTATGTCCCGTTCGCTCCCGGCCAGAGCGGCATGCGGCTGTTCTACAGCTCGACCTGCCAGGTGCTGCGGCTCCAGCCCGCGCTCCTGGCGGGCGGCGGCATGTCGATGACCTGGGAGGTGCTCAGTTCCGTGGTGGACCCGGTGCTCGACCAGCCGGGCCTGCTCCAGTGCCGCCTGGACCTGACTTTCCTGCGTCCCGGCAAGGACCAGCCGTCACCCGTCGTGGCCGGCCGCGCCCCCGACCGGGTGGGCGTGTGCTTCTTCGACCTGGCCACCGACGCCTCCGGGGTGCCGCTGGTCCTTGCCGGCGACCTGCTGGAGTGCGTGGCCGGGCCTATCTTCGGCACCTTCGAGATTCGTCTCATCCCTGATGTCGCCCAGGACTTCACTGGCGCGCATCATGTCGAGGTGCAGGTCATCGAGCGCTCGCAGGCTCTGAAGACGGGCAGTCCGACACCGTTCCCGGGCGGAGCGCCGTGAGCGAGCCTGCTGAGCTGCCGTCCCGGGGGTTCGAGGACATCATGACGCGCATCGAGCTGGGCTGGCGGGTGACCATGTGCTTCAAGGAGTCAGCCCAGCTCGCGGAGGAAGCTGCTGATGGGTGCTTACTTCACCGTCTACCTGGACGGTGCCGGGGAGGAACTGGACCGGCTGGCGCGCGGGCCGGGACCGGAGACTCTCGCGGCCATGGAGTCCGCTCTCCTGGCCGGGTACGCGCTGTCCGAGGCGAAGGTTCACGTGATTACCGGGGTGCTGAAGGCATCCGGGCACCCGTCGTCGTCCTACGACCTGTTCACCTGGACCGGCACGATGAACTTCGCCCGTGACCCGGGCATCTACGAGCTGGCCCGTGCCGACGCGAAGACAGCGAACCATCCCGAGGGCGGCCACTACTTCATGAAGCACGGTGGCCCGCTGTTCCTGCGCGGGGTCCGGCAGGCTATCTGGGACTGGGTGACGGACGGCAAGGGCGGGGTGGCCCCGTCCGGCGGGCTCGGCCCGTTCAGCGGCGGCGACACGCTGCGCTAGGCGGTCCCGATTAAGCCTGCGTGGACGACGTGGCCAGCGGGGCGGTCAGGTACCTGGCCGGGTTCGCCGACGTCACCAGCCTGCTCGGGTCCTTCCCGCTGAGCGACCCCATCACCGCCAATACCGGGAAGCCCTGGCTGTTCTCTGATAACAACCAGGGCGTGCTGACCGTCATGGAGGGCAGCTCGGCCGCCGCGATCGTGTGCTCCGACTTCGGCGGGTGGGACGTGCCGCCGCCGTACGGCACCGTGCGGTTCCGCCGCCTGCGGCTGGACATCTGGATCGACCCGGCCCGCGACGCCTCCCGTAACGTCACCGAGTCCAGCTCGGTAACCACGAACCGGGGGCTGGCGCTGTTCGCCGCCGTGCAGTTCCATATGCAGCGGACTGACCCGGACGTGGTGCTCTGGGGGGACCTGTGCACGGTGGGCTGCCAGCTCCTGACCGACATCCAGTTCCTGCCGGTCCCGGACGGCG